GCCGTTTGTGTGGCCGTGCTGATCGGTTTATTCGCGTCGCTCGTGTTGTCTACGTTACCGAGTCCCACATCAGACTTGCTCGCTGTATCGTTGACCCATTCGCCGCCGTCGTATCTGAAGAACTCGCCTTGTGCAGGTTGGGAGATAATAACATCGGTGAGATCGTTTAAGCTGATAGCTCCTCCGTCCGCTGCGTTTATCCAAATGCCGTTTTGGTATTTAATCACCTGACCATTTGCCGCGTTGGTGATAGTGACATCGGTCAGAGCTTCAAGGGTCTCTACACCTCCCGTATCCAATGTGACAACGCCGTCGCCGTCATCGGTTAGAGTGCCGTTAGTGACCTTGATAGTTCGAACGGACTGAACGTCGGTAGATCCGTCAAGGGTGAGCATACGAAGGACACCGCGTCGAGCATATACTACCTCACCGCCTCCAGGAGCAACTCCATCGATTGGAGCATTGCAAGCATCCCACTCGTAAGGGATAGCAACCGACAAATCGAGCAACACCCCCGAGAGGACATTCTTCGTCTCTTCTTCGAGTGGTGTAGTAGTTGCATTTACAACCTCATAATCTTGAGCGAACAAGAAGATGTTTCCACCCATCTTGATATCGGCGATGATGTCTTCCGCGCATTGCTCAGAATCGGAGATGGCTTCCTTTTGTGGAATAACCTTCCCTTTCTTGTCGTGAGGTACGTCGAGGATATATACCTCAAGGTTGTATGTCTTTGTTCCCGCGTCGTATGTCGCTCCCGTATAAACGAGATGCATCAACGGGAACTCTTCGAACTTAGAGAGGTCTACGTCATCGGGAGAGCCAAAGGAGAAGCTCTTGATGAAGAAGTGATTCTCTGCGAAGATTTCGAATCTCTCGACTATGTTATTGAACGTGATCATGTGCAGCGCGGTCTTTTAAATATGCGAGGTGTTGGAAAACAACTTGGACAGGTAGCGACGTAATCGAGTCCATTTTGAGGACGTTTTCGCCTGCGAGGGTATAGAGGATGTGATACCATCCCCACTTTTCGCCAACCGGGTCGCTTCCTCCGCCACCCGAAGTAAAGAGGACTGAATAGAATGCAGCAGTTCGTTTCTGGTAGTCCAAAAAAAAAGCAGCGTACCCGATACCAAGTCTGCCGGCATCTCTTCAAACGTAGACGCGTCTTCTTTAGCTGTGTACTTCTTTATCTCGTAGCTCTCTCCAAGCTCATATGTCACCTCACGGTAGAGGATCGCCATGACTTTGTGAGCGTTCTTCCAGAAGTCTTCGAGGTAGGTCTCAAGGTCTATCCATTCCCCCGCAGTAAATGCGTCCCAATCGGGGATAAAGCCCAATCGCTTACCGTCTATTTCAAGGACTTTCTCGAATCGTGCAGTCTCTTGGTTGAGTAGGTTGTCGATATGCTCTCCTGCGGCCTCCAAGAGCTTCTGAGGCATCTTCCGCAGTTGTGCAACGGATTTACCGGAGCAAGCGGATACCCGTTCGAGGGGATTCTCTGAGATCATCATCACTTGGAGTTCACCGAGTGAGAGATCCGACCATCTATGAGGGAGCTTGAGTTCCATGTCTTATTAACTTGTTTTGATTGATTTCCTTATCCAATAGCATACGAGCCGAAGTTGGGGTTCGTTTGATTCCATGTGATCCCGTACCTCATCGCGTCTATTGCGTGGTTGAAAGAGTCGACGGGTTCATTTAGTTGCTTGCCGTTCTTGTCTTCTTTCCACTTGTAGTTGCGTAGCTCTCTGATGAGGTTGACACTCCGAGAAGTGACCGCAAGCGGGCGAGAGTGTAGGAATGAGATTCCGCTTCTAATCGAGTCGCGTCCTTTCCTTGCTCCGTGAGTATTGAATCCGTGACCATGTATCTCGTCGATGCTCTTTGGTTCAGCGCTGTCACAGATGACAACATCCGATCGATGGACTCCGTTATCTCGGAGCATTTTCGCAATATCTGAATTAGTAAGTCTTGTCGCGTAGCAGATTTCGTCAACCGCGAATCCGTGTCCGTCGGTGTAGATTCTGACAACTGCTGTTGGGTCGTTGGTGTAGCCGAAGTCAAGCCCGATGTTGAGGAGTTTGTATTCATTCGGTATTTGGTCTATTTCTTTCCAATGGGTGAAGATTGTCGCTTGTGATGCCCCTCTTTCTCCGAGTCCGTAGACTCTCCAGAAGTTCTCGTCCACGTCTTTAAATCGTTCGATTTCCATGACCACACTTTGCGGAAGGAAGGGGTTGTCCTTGTACGTTGTTTGAAAGAAGTCCGCGTCTTCTCTTGGGATGACTTGCTCATATATCCAATGGTGTTCGTCTGAGGGGTTGAAATCGAGGATTGTTCGTTCTGTGGTTCTGAGCATAAGCTGCCTCCAGTCTTCAAGGCTAAGTTCGTTGGCTTCGTTTATGAAGAGTATCTCCCGCTTCCGTCCTCTAACCTTTTGCGGTTGGTCTACCGATATAAACTCTACGAGGTTGCCCCATAGTTGATACGTGCCTTCGCTCTTGTTGTGAAGCTCTACGTTGTACGCTCCTTCTTTGTTGAGTATCTCGAAAAAGTCCCGCATCGAGGTAGCACGAAGAGCGGGGTACGTCTTACGGCATATAGTAATGACCAGCCCGGTGTTCTTGTGGCAAAGCTCTATGAGTGCCGTGAGGATACTGAAAGTCTTTCCGCTACGACTTCCGCCTTGATGGACTTGGATTCTCGCCTTTGATTTCTTGACGTGGTAATATGTTGCCGCGAGTTTACTCAAAGCGAGTCGATGAATTGGTCATGGTTCTCAAATGCTACCCAACCGTCTCCCTTTCTGTACTTCTTCGCTTTGTAGAAATAACAAATCTCTCCAATTCGGAAGTGCCCGGGTGAGGGTTCAGACCACACGATCCCGCGTGAGTTTAACAACGCCCTGAATTTACGACGCTTTTTCGATGTGCTTTTTCTGTTCATTCGTCCAACCACGAGAGGGGCTTCTTCTCTTGTATCTCTATCTCTTGCCGTTCTATATACCCTCGCTTCTTGCCTTTGGTCTTCAGGAAGAAGATAGTCGCTGCCGGGTTACCTTCCTTCACGAGCTTATAGAGGTGGGATTCTGCAAAGTCGAGGACGCTGTCCGATATAGAGTCGACCGCTTTCTTATAGTCCGCATCAGCCTTCATCCAAGCGTAGTGAGTCGAACGGTCTATACCCGCCACCTTCGCAGCAGTTGAGACAATACCAAGCGACTTCTCTAGAGCTTCGAGCATCGCCTTTTTAAGTGTTGGATTTTGTTGGTTCATTGCTTGCTTGCTTTCTTACCCGTGAAGTCCTCCCATCGCTTTACAATCACATCGCAATACTTGGGGTCTAATTCCATCCCGTAGCATTTGCGGTTTGTTTTCTCTGCGGCTATTAGGGTAGAGCCTGACCCGAGGAAGGGGTCAAATATCTCTTTCAAATCAAATTCATTTATAAGATACACAAATAACTCAATCGGCTTTTGCGTTGGGTGAACTCTTGCTTGACCATGCTCGCTAGCTTTTATCATCCCATGCCATTGATGGGTGAACATTCGGGTGCGTCCGGTTTGATTTGTCCACGCAAGTTCTGCCGCGCTATAATTGTCACCTACGACTTCCTTGTTCCAAACAATCCAAGATTTCGCTTCGGGTAGGATGTCGCAATAATAATTTGCACCCCACCAACATTCAAAACTCCAATTGCTTTTTTGACACAATGCGAAAACGGATCTTGCCGCTTTAGTGTCTGAGTCACCTTCGATTTGTCCAAAGTTATTCGGCTTTGCCGCGCCTTTCTGCCCTTTACCTTTGTAGCTAATCCCATAGGGAGGGTCAGTAACAAGCGCATCCGCCTTCTCTCCGTTCATTAGCTTCTCCACGTCCTCCGCTTTCGTAGAGTCCCCACAAAGTAAACGATGCTCCCCCAAGATATAGAGGTCACCGAGTTTGGTCTTTGCTTCTTCCGGTACTTCGGGTACGTCGTCGGGGTCGGTGAGTCCTTCCGTCTCTTCGGGTTCTCCCGTCCAGACATCAAGACCCCACTCGTTCAATTCTGTTGCATCCCATTCATTTGCTAGAGCATCGAAGTCGTTCTCTCCTGAGCTTACGTTATCCTTGATGATGAACTCTCTGTCTTTAGTCTCTCCCCATGTTGCCATGTAGACGGGTGCTTCTTTCAGTCCTGCCGCTTTACACGCTTTGAACCTCATATTACCACCGATCACAACCATCTCCGGATTGACTACGATCGGACGGGCCTCGAGCATCTCCGGAAACTCCTCAATACTCTTCACGAGCTTTTGGAATTTCTCGTCTTTAATTATCCGAGGGTTCGTCGGATTCGCTCTCAGCGTCGAGAGTTTCATTAGCTTGGTTGAGGACGGCTTCAAGGAGGTATCGGAATTCTTCATTATGTACGGCCATTGTAAGTAAAAGAGTCGCGGGATCATCTCCGGCATGGAGACGAAGAACCTGCGAGTTGTCAGTTATTAGGATAAAGTTCTTTGCGTGTAGTAATGCTTTACGTGCTGCTCTCATGTCTCGTAATGTGTTATTCGTCCTTCTACATCTCGTGCGACGTTCTCTAGACGGTCTCTATCGTACCAAGTTAGATTGTTTTCTCGCTTCACAAGGTGTTCTTCTCTGCCTCTTTTCATCATGAAGAACTCCTCCTTCTTCTCTTGCTTTAAAAACTCACGGATATTGTCGGCTATCTCTTTCCGTTCTGCTTGGGTGTAGCTCATTGCTCTTTGGCTGTGATGTAATCCGCCCACATTTTAGCACATACCGCACAGCGTTGTTTTTCGTTGGGAAAATCTCTGTTTCCTACTACGCTCGTCATGCATCGATTCATGAATTGATACTGATTCTCTTTTCCGTTGGGTTTACCTATTG